TACAAGCAGTGCCGTCTGGTCTGATGCTCAGATCACCAAGGCGCTGTATATCGCACGCGGCGAGCTTGATGCCTGCCGCTGGGGCACTTACTCGCCCTACTCGTTCCTGCAGCGTGGCTGGTTCGCCCTGGCGGCGCACTACCTGACCTGGAACAAGGCGACAACCGACGCCACTACGGCAGACGGCAGCGCCTCGACCCCCTTTGCGCAGTCGAGCAAGTCTGTGCGTGACGAATCGGTGTCCTACGCCATCCCGGCCTCCATGGCCAACCTGACGACGTGGGAAGCGGCTCTTGCGCTGACTCCCTACGGCAACGAATACCTGCACCTGCGTGATCGGGCTGGCATGGGCGCGGTCTGCGTATGATCGAGCCGACGCTCAGCCTGATCGGCAAGCAGCAGGCCGAGGAAGCGCTGAAGGATCTGGCGAGGCGACTAGAAGGTGAAACCCGTGTGCTGGCCGGTGTGCCGAAAGGTGCGGGCACCTACGAAGACGGCTTGACCCTGGCAACTATCGCGGCGGTCAACAACTTCGGCTCGGCCGACGGCAAGATCCCTGCCCGTCCGGTGCTGGAGCCCGCTATTACCAAAGGCGCTCCGCAATATCAGCGACTCGCCGAGGTGATGTTGCCCAAGGTTCTCAGCGGTGAAATGACCATGCGCATCCTCTTGGAGCAGATGGGGCAGCTGGCCGAGGGTCACATCAAGCAGGAAATCACCGACCTGAAGACGCCGCCCAACGCGCCGTCGACGATCAAGAAGAAGGGTTCCGACAACCCACTGATCGACACCGGCGCCTTCCGCCAGTCCATTCGTTACGTCATCGACGACGGCTCCGAACCAATCGAAGAGGGTCTGTGATGGGCTTGAACATGCGCGGTCACGTCAGCGGCCCCTTCGTGACGCACAAGGGTGTGATCCTGAACCGCTACACCAGCGAGGTCGTCGACTTCGAGCCGGCCCTGACCCTGAGCTATACCGACAGCTTCGATGCCAACGTACAGCCGGTGGGCGATGTAGAGATCCAGTTTTTGCAGATCGGTGCCGAGCGAGTGGATGACTTCCGCGTGATCCATCGCAATGACGGGCTGGGCATCGAGCTTTCAACCGCCGGCAAGCTGTCCGACATTCTGGTCTTCTCTGAAACGCCTGATAAGCCAGTCACCTGGTGGAAGGCTGTCAACCGAGACTTCAGACCCTGGCACAACTTCTGCCGCGCCGTGGTGGCCAAGCTCGACCCGGCTGAGATTGACCGACTGGAACTGAATGTGCTGGTGACGGCCGTCGAGCCGGTCGCCCAAGACACCTACGACTACGCCAACACCACACTGCCCGAGGACGTAGGACATGCTTGACGACCTCGAAATGACCAAGGCCGTGTGCAGGATCGTCGTAGCGGCCACTGGACTACCGGCGAACAAGGTCATCATTGGCGACCCGGGTGACGCCTCACCGACCGGCAGCTACTGCGCTGTACGTCTGGACAATCCATCCCAGTACGGTCAGGCGCTCAACTCGCAAACCGATGTCGTCGCCACTGATGACCCGCAGTACAACGACATCCTCGCCAAGGTCGCCACCCAGTTCACTCTGGGCTTCAGCCTCAACTTCTACCGAGCGGGCGCCAAGCGTTACGCCGCCGCGATCTGCGAGGCGAACAAGCGCGAGCCGATTGCGGCCATCCTGCGCGCCGCCAAGCTCGGCTGGTCCCGCGTGTCACCGATCAACAACCTGACCGGCCTCTACCAGGCGGCCATGGAAGAACGCGCACAACTCACCCTGTACCTGTATGGCGAATCGATCGCCGAAGACCGCGTTCAGCGGATCTATCGCGCGGAATTCTCCGTGCAAACCGAACAATCTGGCGCCATTGCGCAAGGGGAAGTAAATGGCTTATCCGGCTGAAAGCATCATCAACATCACCACGCTGATCAACTCGGCCGGGCTTGGTACTTCCAACTTCGGCGCGGGCATGGTCTTCGCGGACTTCGATTCGTCGAGCGACGTGACCTTTGTCGAAGGCACCTACCGCGACTACGGCTCGCCTACCCAGGTGGCTGCTGACTTCAACATCGCCTCCGACCCCTACGCTGCTGCATTGGCCTGGTTCTCGGCCGTACCGAAGCCGAAGAGCTTGCGCATCTACCTGCGTGTCGAACTGGATACCGTGGTCGAGTCGTTCAATGACGCGATCAGCAAGGGCATCTGGTTCTACTGGTTCGAGTTCGAGACTGGTGTCCGCGCAGTTGATGCTGACGTGCTGGCCTTGGCTGCCGCTGGCGATGCCGCTGGCAAGTTCTTCGCCTACACCACCAACCAAGCTGGCGTGCGCGACCCGTCGGTTACCACCGACATCGTGACCAAGGCCGTGACCCAAGGCTCGCGTCGTGCGTTCGTGGCCAGCCACGCGACCGAGCTGTATGAAGGCTTCGAGATTGCTGCGGTGTTCAGCCGCGTCAACTTCAACGCCGCCAACTCGACCATCACCGGCGAATACAAAAAGCTGCCGGGGATCGACGCCGAAAGCCTGACCCCGACCGCCTACGGGGCGATGAAGTCGAAAGGCGCCGTGTTCTACACCGTCGTCGAAACCGGTGGCGAGCGCGACAACGGCCGGATCATCAACTCGAAAACCACGTCGACCTTCGGCGAGTATATCGACGATGTGTTCAACCTGGACGCCTTCGTCAACTTCATGACGGTCGCGCTGTACAACGCACTGACCAAGACGCCGACCAAGCTGCGCCAGACCCCTGCCGGTCAGCAAATCCTGATCGACGCGGCTGCACAGGTCGGCGAGAAGTTCATCGGCAACGGCTACCTGGGCGAGCGCCTGTACACCGACGACCAGACCGGCGAAGAGAAGACCAGCCGCGGCTACGAGATCCTGACCAAAGCCGAAGACATCCTGTTGATCTCCGACGCCGAGCGTGCTGCCCGTGGCTCCGCTCCGATCCGCATGCGCATCTTCCGTGCAGGCGCCATCCACACCGTCGACCTGACGGCCAACGTAGAATAAGGGGCGCTGACTCATGTCTTTAGCTGATCTTTCTGTAGAAAACACCATCATCGTGATCACTGGCGTCGGCCAGATCAATGACTGGGGCAAGACTGACCCACCCTTCACCATTGAGCCGATCGACGACAAGTCGACGCTGATTCGTGGCCTGGGTGGTCGCGCCGTCAAGTTCACCCGGATCAACCCTGGCCAGCGCCTTACGCTGAACCTGCTGCCTGGCAGTCCTCAGGCAATCGGCCTGCAAGCGCTGATCAACTCCGGGGCCGAAGTATCGGGCTCGTATGCCTCGATCGCCGGCCTTGAAGGCGCGATCTTCTCGGAAGGCGTCGGCACCAAGGGTAAATCCATGGCACGCGGCGGCCCCGGCATGAACGATGCGACCTTCATCTTTGAATTCAACGCAGGTATCGCGCAATGAGTTCGGCCGAAGCCTACATTCGCACCATCGAGCATGAAGGGGTGACGTATCGCTTCGGCATGCCCTCTGCTGAGAAGCAGCGCGCCGTCCTGTTCCGCCTGGGCAAGTACGGGGTTGAGCCAATGATTCGCGGCCTTGCCCTGGCTGAACTTGGGCAGGCATCTGAATTCATGGTCGCCGGTGGCATCGTCGGCACAATGCTGGCCCGCATGCCAGAGGACGACTTCAACTTCGTCTGCGACTCGATGCTCGGCAAGCTGTTCAAGGAAGGCAGTTCTACACCGCTGACTATGGAAGACTTCTCGGGCCGACTGAAGACCTACTTCACGCTGGTGGTGATGGCTTTGGGCTCGGTGTTCGAGGATTTTTCGCAGCTCCTGACCCTCTTCCAGAAATCTACCGATTCAGCAAAGGCGGCGGATTCGAGTCAGGAGAACGCCTCAACCCAGCCGTCGACTGGGAACTCTGGAGACCCTGCGTAGGGATACCCGGCCTGTGCCCGCCTCTGTGCACCTACAAAGACCTCACGGACGGCACCTATTCGCTCGGCTGGGTCAAGCGGGCGAACCTGGTCATGGATGAAATGATTTACGCGCGGCACATGGCCAAGGCCAACAACCCAGAATAGCCCTGCACTTGCGGGGCTTTTGTTTTTAAGGAGCCGCCGTGCGCGTTCTAGAGAGCTTCATGATCGCCCTCGGCCTAAAGGTCAACAAAAAGTCTTTCGAGTCGGGCGAGGCGGCATTCAGCGGCCTGACCAAAACAGCGCTGCAACTTGGCGCGGTCCTGGCCAGCAAATTGGCCATCGACAAGGTGGTGGGCGACTTCAAAAACGCCGGCACCGAACTGGATCGCTTCAACAAGCTGACGGGGATCAGCACGAATAACGTGCAGACCCTGGGTCAGGCGATCAAGGCTCAAGGCGGCGATGCGGCTGCAGCCTTCTCCGACCTGAAGAAGATTCAAGACCTGATGGCCTCGCCGATCACCGGTAATACCGGCTGGTTTGGCGACGTGGCCAAGCTGGGGCTGAACCCTGACGCCATCATCGGCGCCCAGGACACCGCCGAAGCGCTGGCCAACATTGCCGGCGAATTCGAAAAGATGACCCCGCTCAATCAGCGCCTGGCCGGTCAAGCCCTGGGTCTGGATGATTCGACCGTGCGCCTGCTGATGCGTGGGCGTGACGAGGTCGAAAAGCAACTGGACTCGCGCGGCAAGCTGGCGATCATGACCCAAAAGCAGATCGAAGATTCGGCACGGCTGACCAAGGCGACCAGCGAACTGGATCAGGTGTTCACCGACATGGGTAACACCATTGCCGGCGAGCTGGCCCCCGCCTTTGCCGATATGGCCGAGGACTTCGTCGCCTTCTACCGCGACAACAAGGATCTGATCGACTCAGGGCTGAAGGAATTCTTCGGTGACCTGGCTGACAACATTGAACTGGTCGCCATCGCCATGGGATTGATGGGCGGCGGTGCTGCACTTAAGGGGCTTGCCTCGCTGCGGGCCGTTGTTGGTCTTGGTGGTGCGGCTGCGGCTGG